CCCATTTAAAAAATGTTTGTCCATAATATCTCCATAAAAAAAGGGGGACTTCGGTCCCCCTGGTATCTAAAGAAGATGGATCACATCAAGTTCGTAACTTGTACACGTCTGTAGTACATGTTAACGTTAGCGGTGAGTGTCTCGCCATCAGGGGTGCCGTTGTAAGCGCCGTTGGTGGTGACGAATGGGTTGGAAACCATGCCGTAACGAGTCTTAAATCCAATTTTTGGTTGGAAGTTGTTAGGGTCAATGGAACGAACCATTTGGAGGGGAACGTAAGGACAGTAGAATAGTCCAGCGTCATAAGGGGAAGTACCCTTATAACCCATTACGTAGTAGTGCTTATCGCTAAGGTTAGCAGAGTAAGGATCAACGAAGACCTTGATACGACCGTTGATAGTACCAACAGCGAGGTTACCAGTGTCATCGACAGTACCGATGGAAGGACCACCAGCGCCTGAAAGACCTGAGGAATAGTCAAGTACACCAGCCATGGCGAGAGCAGAAGCAACATCGGCAGAGCAGATGATGAAGTTACCCTTTCCTCTACGAGTGTCTTGGGCGATCGCGTTAGCGTCACGCTCAATTTGGAACAGAAGACCCTTGAATTTCTCAACGGACCAACGACCATTACTGTCAACGTCTAGGTCAAAAATACCAGCGTTAGCAACGTTGTTCTGAGCGCCTTTCTTAGCAACGCTGTATACACGTCTGACGACTTCACGGTTGATTTCTGCTAGAACTTCGCTAGACAGAATGTTAGCGAGTTCTTGCTCAGCATCTAGACCATGAATTGCTTTCAAGTCTTGAGCGAGTTCAAGCGTGTACTCTGCTTTGAGTGCTCTGGACTTAGCAGTCACAGAAGTCTTCTCAATGCTGAATGACATCTCACGGAACAACTTGCCAGCATCGCCAGCTTGCTCTAGATCTTCACGGGAGAAACCTTGAGGAGTCTCGTAGGTGCCAGGTGAACCATCGTTGAGGAGAGCAGGGTTGTTACCTTCTGCGTCGCCACCAACACCAGCGCCAGTTCTAGGGGTGTAATCACCAGCAGCAGCGTCGAGACCAGCAGTGAAGCCAGCGTCGGGCTCGTTGAACAGTGCTTCTTCGCCGCCTTGGTTCTCGTAGCGAGATCTCATGGCGAAGATAAGTCCAGAAGGACCAGACATGGGCTGAACGCCACATACGTCATATGCCATCAAGTTAGGCATAGCACGACGTACTAGACCGATCAGTACGGGGTCGAAACCAGCAAGACCGCCAGTGTTAGCGGAAGCTAGAGCCGAACCAGCAGGACTAACGGTGCTAGCGCCTAGTGCGTTTACTGCTACTTCGTTGAGCATACCACGCTCTTCACGAATAGCTCTTTCTTGGTTTTCCAGGAGTACGGAGGTAACTGCTCTCTTATAGCGGTCCTCAATTAGAGGAGATTCGCCATGGTTAAGAACAGGAGACCACTTTTCCTGGAGATGTTCTGCGTTAAACATTGTATCTCCGATATTTGTTAGGAAGTGTGTTTGATAATTATTTAGTGAATCACTGATTCCAGCGGTTCATAGCATTGAGGTACTGTGCCATTGCTGGTGATACTTCTTCTGCTTCTACTGGAGTTTCGTCGGCAACTACTTTAGGAGCACCTTCCTTAGGGAAGTAGGACTCCTTGATGGTTGTAAGTTTCTTGGAAAAATCTTCTTCCGTAGTGAAATCTACACCTTCAGCAAGTGATGCTAGCTTGTCTTTTTGAGTGTCTACTAGATCTTCGGAAATTTCTTTCACGATGATCTGTTTAGCAGATTCATTCAGACGATTTTGAAGTTCAATATTAGCCTTAACCTGTTCGTTGAGGCGTTCTTCCATCTTACAAAAATCTTCAGTCATACCTTCGAGAACGTCAATTTTCTCGTCGGGGATGTTAATATAGTGCTCTTCAAAGAGACTCTTCAGACCAGTAATAAAGTCTTCGGTAATCTCATTTTTGATACCGCGGTCAACAGCAACTTGATTTTCCTCAAGCCACTTGGTGACAGCGTAGTTGATGCTGCCATTAACTTCTTCAGCAAGTTCTGCCTTAACAGACGCTACTTGCTCAGAAAGTTGAGCGGCATACTGCTCTTCAAGTTTTGCCCACTCTTCAGTGAGTTTCGACTTGACGGCAGCTTCAAAGATTGTTTTTGCTTTTTCAGCAAACTCTTCTGATAGTTCGGTTCCCTCGGTTAGAGCAGCAATATCGCTAGATACATCGAGTTCTTCAAACTTAGGTTTGATGGGATATGTTACGCTACCACCTTCGCTAGTACCATAGGCAATCTCAGCGCCAAACTTTGGAGCAGTGCCATTAGGTAGATCTGTATTAGAAGCGCCACGATTGGGTTCGCTATTGATGCCACCACTAATAGGAGCTGCTGCCTTAGCACCAGGATTCTCATCGCCGTCCTCATCATGCTCATGGGGAGCTGTGGTTACACTGTTAACTTCTTGAGGAGCCTTCTGGCCAATAGCAACGCCAGGTTGAATAGGAGCAGCGTGACCTGAAGCACCTTCACCAGCAGCGGCTTTAGAGTTAACAGCAGTTTGTGATTGTCCAGAAGCAGCGGCGTCACCAGGAAGAACAGCAGCCGTCACCGTTGGCATTGGATCTTGTCCTGCCTCGGAAAGTACAGCGGCGTGCTCACTGGCAAACTCCTCAAACTTTTCGTTAAGCATATCTGACATTTGAGTTTTCCTCGTAAGTATCTAAATGATTATTCTAAGATTATTTATGAATTCAAAGATTTGAAAGGAATTGATCGAATGCGGAGAGCATTCTTTCTTCCAAATTTGCTTTGGAAGCGTTATCAATTTCTTTTTTCATCTCTTGGATTTGTTTTTCACGGAGTAGTCCGCCTTCCCAAACCCATTCTTTACCTTCCATAATTCCATTGACGAAAGCGTCAGGGGCGGAAGGATCTGCTACGATATCAGCAGCAGTGGCGAGCATGAAGTCATCACTAACATACTTCACACCATTTTCTTCTTTCAGAGTACCCATGCCTCTAGAAGAAACACCAAGTTTTACGCCTTCACCGAGTAGACTCTTGGCAATTGTGCCCATTGGTGTGTCAAGAATTCTTGCTTTACCAATGAAATTAGTTCCCTCTGCTTTTAGTGATGTGATCTTGTGTGACACTCGATCAAGATTTACAGTGGGACCATCGGGGTGACCTAGTTCTCCTAGTGCCCTTCCCGCGTTAACGTACTCTTCTGAATACCTTTCAACTTCTTTCTGAAGAACACCGAATGGATAAACTCTTCCGTTGCGGTTCTTAATTTCTCCTTGGAGAAACACTCCCTCAATGTAAAGGGTTTTCTTGCCATCTTTTTCCTCAGTAAGGATCTGGATGTCTTCGATGCTTTCAGTAATTAGTTTCATTGTTCTTCTGGAGTATCGCCTGTTGGTTCATCAAAGAACGTATTAGCTACGGTCTTCTTGTACGTATCAATCGTTTCTGATGCTTTAGCGTATAGAATGTCATCGATTTTATCGAGAGCATCTGCTCTTTTTTTGTCGGCAATTAAGTCAACAATATTTAGAACTTCAGAATCAAGTGGTTGATCAGACATAGTATAAGTACGGGTTATAATTTATTTATCACTTTTTTTATTTGCTGACGGAGAGGGTTTGGCCAAAGCTTTCATTTTTTCAATCTCTCTAGCAGTAGCATCGTCTGCCGCTTGTGCTTCTAACTCTGGAGCGAAAGCATCATTTTGACGATCCATCATATCGAAAGTATTCATGTCGGCAGGATTCATAGCAAGACCAGAGTCAATATCACCCTTGATCTGCTTATCCATTTCTTTCATTTCTTTCTCAGTCTGCTGTAGAATTTGACGACGGATGTAGTCAACTGAGAAATACTTACCAAGGAATGGATCCATTTGTGCTGCAACATTCACTCGTTGTAGCATCATTTCCTGTTCCTTTAGTTCGTTAAAGTGATTGTCGAATAGGAAGTCGTACTGGATGTGCTCTTCCATATCATCCCAATCTTCAGGAGCGATTACTCCCTTGAGGATAAGTTGGGTCTTGAGAATATCGTGGAAGAGTTCGCCAAATCTCTTACGTAAACGCCCGATGAACTTAGTGAACTTGAGCTCATCACGGAGGACTTCAGTGGTTTTACCGAGGTTGAATCCTTTGTTGTCGTCTGTGAGACGGGAAGGAGGAAGATTGAGGCTGTTATAAAGCTTCTTTTTAAAATACTCAACATCTTTGAGTTCGCCTAGGTTCTGTCCACCAGGTAAGGTGGTGATCTCAGTTCCACGTCCACCCTCTCTACGAGGCAACCAAAAATCCTCTAGCATACTCATGTGCTTTTTGTCGTCACGGATCTCTCCAGTGCTGGCATCGTACACTAGTTTGTTACGATAACGTGCCATCACATCACGTAGATATTGTTCTGCTTTGATCTTGGGTAAGTTACCTACATCAATGTAGAATATTCTACGTTCAGGAGCACGTGATAATCTGTATATAACAAGAGAGTCCTCAATCATTCTAAGTTGATTAAGAGACTTGATTGCTTTGTGTAGGAAACTTAGAGGAGTTTTTCTATTCAAATCTGTAAGACCTGAATTACACATAGCAATAGAATCTGCTGCTATCTTAATTCCGTTTGAAGAAGCAAAATCGTAGG